ACTTCAGTGCATCGATTCACAGTATCAACCAAATATTTACCCCTCGTCCCAAATGCACCAGCTGATCAACCAGCAGATCCTATTGTGACACAGGCTATAATCTCCACACTCCTCAATCGGAAAGATAAGGATTATGCAGAAACTACGCGAGAACTGAACTCCGTAGCAGGTAGCGCCATGAATAGGTACAAGATCAATGCTAAGGAAGTAGTAAAATGCATGGATGTGGCAACTAGCAGCGTCAATGACGTGCACAAAGCAGTCGCGCGTTGTTCTGTTCGTTACACCCTTAAACGGGACTTAATCACCAAGTTCTTCACATGTGTTTACAATACTTTAAACTTCTGCGGTGCAAGCCTATCCCCAGCATCGCTGAAATGGGGACTAACGTCGGCTCTAACAATCTCTGTGTTTACCGCTCTTTACCGGAAAAGGAAGGAGTGTACCGCCTTAGTAATAATGCCACTGCTGCAGTATGCATCGGCATGGGCGATGAAACACTCATCGACAGTAAACACCGCGTTAGAACCGTTGGCACCATGGGTTGCACGTGTGAAGATGAGCCACAATTAGGCTGCACTTTGCAAGGCATTACCTTTGGCACAGGGCACACAGTCAGTAAATGTGCCCAAACGATGCACAATGCTTTGTGTAATCGACATGCCAAACGCCAGCCCCCTCTCCTTAGTAAAATTAGTAGTTACATCGCCACAGAATTCGTGGGCGACATCACTGGCAAATACCAGGATTACCTTCTTGATGTATCGCAGCAGACCGAACCGATTGATTCCCACTATTCCAACGTGTGGAACGACCGCTTTTCCTTAACAAAAAGGACCGCCAACATAAAGAGCTTGGCTGAAGAACCTAGTAGACCTGATAAGGTCGAACCTTTCATAAAGCGGGAGGTCAACAAAGATAAATACCCCGAAAAGGGTAGGTGCATACAAGCATACAAGACCAAAAGCACTGGAACTGTACTCGGACCTGAGTACTACTCCTTCCAGAAAGCCACGTCTTGTGTCAATTCAAGAGTCTTCAAGGTGGGTAGCACCGTCTGCCATGTAACAATAGCGTCAGGTATGAACCATGATGATATTGGTTGCTGGATGGATAAAGCTGCCCATCTCCCTGGTAAAGTCAAGTTCTACGAGCGTGATGGTAAGACTTGGGACGCTACTATGCGGCATGAACACCTTGACATGGTCAATGATCTCATGCGCGAATGTGACCCAGAGTTAGCCAAGCACAACAAAGAATGTTATGATGTATCCGGCAGATATACTTATCGCCAGAGCAGTGTCAAATATTCAGTAGTCGGCACACGTAAGAGCGGCCATAATGACACGTCGTCAGGAAATTCCCTGATAAACGCTGAAATTGCAGTTGCCGCCGCAGCCGAATGTTGTTTCGAGGAGATAATGGTTATTGTGATGGGCGATGATATGCTCATGGCAATAAGCAACCCTCCCGAAGACTACGTAGAATCAATGATCGTGGCAGAGAAACAATATGGAATAGTGCCTGAAGCAGGCGGGTTCGAAAACCCACTGGATGTCACTTTCATATCTGCCCGATGGTATCCTCGCTTTGACCAAACTTATGCGTTCGGACCAATAATTGCTAAACAATTGGTTGGATTATTCTGGACCGTAAAGACAGTTCCTAATAAACAGAAGGAGAAATGGGTGTCATCTGTGGCACGCGCATTCCTAGTACCTTTTAAGAACTGCCCAATTATGGATGTATTTCTCCGCGTACATATCACAACTAGTGATGATTATGAAATCGAAAAGTACGTGAAGAAATTACGCCCAATGGTCAATGTCGACTGGGACACCTACTTCCTGACCCGTTATGGTTTGACAAGAACAGAGACACAGGAGGTGGAAGAACAGATCTTAGCACTGCGCGGCAAAGGGCCATGCGTCATCAACTCGCCAATCATTCAAGATATGAAGGTGGTTGATTTTGCAGACCCCGGCCCCAGGCCTAAATGTCTGTTTTAAGATAACAAACAACCCTACAGAATAATTAAACATGGTATTCCCTAACACTCCAAGCCAAAAGAGACAGATCAAGAATGATATTCGTATTGATCGGGCACGCCTTGCTCGTTCAGAGCGTCGGCCACGCGCTCGCCGGGTTCTTGCAACCGAACCTAGGCGCATACCGCGCCCCCCTAGGGAGGACGTTGTTACAACAGCAATCCGTACCACGAACCGAGCGCCGAAAATGACGGCCTCTGCCAACCAATGTCATGTGGTTCATCGAGAGATGTTCCACACTGTTGTTGGATTGGGTGATACGCGAACTGGTTTCAATGTCCGCCAACCGATCAATCCTGGTAATGAGGCAATGTTTCCCTGGCTGTCACGTGTTGCACAGAATTATGAGTCCTACCGTTTCAAGTCGCTCAAGTTCGAATTTATCACGACAGCCCCAACAACCATTGCGGGTAGTATAACAATGGCGGTCGACTATGATCCGACCGATCCGGCACCAAATGATGACAATGCAGTACGTGCCC